GCCCAGAAATTTTGAGATATTCCCCTGCATTGAGATAATAATCCCCACTCGGTACAGTCACCAGTATTATTCGGCCAATATCTACCTGCATTCATTCCTCTTTGAAGGTTGAATGGGTTACCACCATTAAATAATGCTTTTTGGAAATTAGAGCAATCTGCAGACAATGTTCCACCATCCCAATATAATAAATTATATGGGTACCAGTTCTTATAAGTGGTATGGTAATTAGCTGCTTTTTGCATAGCTGCTACCCAATCATTCTGGCTATTAAAAACAATATTTGCCATTTAATTTTCCTTTCTTTAATAATAATTGCAATTATCACTTCCTATCTATTAGTTTTCTTAATATCCTTATTATATATACAATCTTTTAACTATTGTTTGTTGTGTAATGAACATCTGGGTCGAATATATCTGAAAAATCAGTTTGTTCTATCCAATTACCGCCCATCTTTTTATAAACTCTTGTACCTTCTCTCCAAGCACCATCAATTTTTAAATATATATGCTGAGAAAATTCTCCACAAGTAACAACTAACGTATGAGCTGTAGTTACATTTGATAAAGTATATTTATAATTTACAACTTTATTACCGTGTTTATCAGTTGTTTCTTCATATTCTAATGAAGATGTTCTATCAACTCCATTATCCTTTAAAGTTACTTCAGAAGTTGCATCATTTGGTACAATTAATAATTTATAATCATAACCACTTAATAAAACACTTTGACCATCTGGATATAATTTTGCATCATTTCCACTTGATGTTACAAAATAATAATCAACATCACCAAATATAAAAACTAAACTGTGCTTTCTATTTATATTATTTAAAGTATATGTATAACTACCACCTGCGGATGTTTGCTCAACACTTGTTACTTTCCATTGTAAACTATCATTATTACTATTTGTACCATCATCTTTACCATATTTAATATCTATATAATGTTCACCTGCTGGCACTTCATATGTAATAGTTTGAGTACTAGAACTATTTGAACACATTGCAAGTTGATAATTATTAGTACTATCAGAAGGAGCTGAACCACCACTAGCAGCAGTTAATCCATCTGTAGCAACTGTAGTGTCTAATTTTCCAAATAATCCATAATCATAGCTTGCTTCAGCATAATTTATATAAGTAATAGTTACTAAACAATCACTTTCAAAATCACAATTTAATCTTGCAACTGAAGCTGATTTTGCTACACCATTATTTGTTGATACATAATAACCAGTAGAACTATTTAAATTAAATCCATAACTAGCACCTGATACTTTAGTTGTTACAGTATAATTATTTACAGGTGGTAAATGTACTAATTGTGAAGTTATATCTGTACCATTATCCAATGCTAATGTTAATTGTGGGTCTAATGGTTCAATTGTGATTACTTTATTTGTACCTTCTTGTACACGTTCAGTTCCAGTACCAGGAGTTGTTTGTGCATTGATACTTGAAATAGTTATAGGATAATAATTATATTGTGGGTCTTCATCAGGAGGAATAAAAGGTCCTGATTCATCAATTAATATAGTATGATTTGTAGTTATATTGGATATTGTATATGTCCAATAATAAAGATTACCAGTGGAAGGTGATTCATAAGTAACTGTCCAGGTAACACCACAAACAAGACCACCATAATAACCAACTGTATGTCTTAATTTTGCATTCTGTAATTCATCTCTTGTCCAGGTACCTATATCCTCTAATGTGTGAGTTTGATTAGAAGTACTTGTAAACTCATAATATTCACCTTTTGCAGTTGAACCACTATATGCTTGAACTCTTGAAACTCTATCTGAACTAATTGTTGAATTTTCTCTGTGTCCATTTACAGTAATACTTACATTAGTAATATTAACACCTTCTGGAATACTGCTAAAATCAAAGCTATATTCTGCATACCCAGTAGCACCACTAGAGGCATACATATTTGAAGTGCTTGAGTATGGACTTTCTGCACTATGCCCTATACAATAAGCTGCATATGAACTACCACTACTTATACCAGAAGTAGTATATGACTCAGGATATTTTTCTACTGTGCCTCCTGTAGGCATTGCATGTTGTTCTAGTTGTTCAGTAATATCTACATCATTATCTGTTACAACAACACCATCTAATGATTCAGCATCTATTCTTACTATTGCGGTATCATTTTCTATTACTTGTTGAGTGGCTGGAGAAGGAACAATACCACTTATTGTACTTGTAGCAGTTACTGTATGATATACAGGGATTGTATAATCAACTTCAATTTCTGCACCATAAATATAAAAATAAGCTGCTGTATTTCTACTACTTCTTCTACAGTTAATTCTTATACCAAAATCAGAACCAGCTGCAACAACTTCTTCCCAAGTAGCATCACAAGTAAATGTATGTGTACTAACTGTAGTAGTTAAAGATGAAGCACTTCCCATTGAAGTACTAGTACCATCATACAAATTCATATTTTGTGAATAACCACCACTATAATTACCTTTTAATTTTATAGTAAAAGAATTAACTATAACACCACTTGGTACATCATTAAAGTTAAATCCTCTTATATAAGCATAATAAGAAGTAGTAGAAGTTCTACTATTATAAATTTGAGCATGAGTAGTACTATCAGTATTTGTATACATATTAGATTCATCAGTTACTGATAAATATTGTGTACTAGATAAATAATATGTACTTGGAATTAATCTAATTGTTGCCATGAGTCACCTTTATACTTGAATATATACATCTCCATTTACACCTGTAGAACTAGAAGGTGTTGAAGAACCTGAATATATAGTTTGAAAAGCTAATGTTCCTGTTACTTTTGAACCATTTACATAAGCTGTTTTTCCATTTAAAATATCAGTAGCAGTTGCATTTGCATCAGATGTGAATGTACCATTTACATTAAATATACTTACACCTGATTTTATATTAGCTGCAGTTAAATCACTATCACCACTAATTGTTTGTGTACCTGTTAAATAAGTACCACTTGAAATTGTTTGATTTGTTGTTCCAGGAGTAATAGTAGCTGCTGCTTTTGTTGTAACATTTGCAGTTAAACTCACATTACTATTTCCTGCAGTACCAGTTGAAATATATCCAGCTGTTGTTACATTTGGAGTAACACTTATTGATTTTGTTAATGTGATAGTATTTGTACCAGTTGAAACAGTTGCAGTTGTACCACTAATTGTACTTGGTGCTGTTACACTGCCATTAGGTGTTGCACTTATTAAATAATAAGCACCAGCTGAGTTATATCCAGTAGGTATATTTATATATTGATTAGATGTACTTCTTCCTATTGTTGCTTTTGAAGTATATCCACTTGAAGCACTACTTGAAGCTGAAGTAGGTAATGTCATAGAAGACACTGATTTACTTGCTTGTGAAGAATAGTAACCAGCTGGTGCTGTAATTGTTGCACCGCTAACTGTTAAATCAGTTGAGCTTCTTCTTGAAATCTCACTTCCTACATAAGTAGAACTAACTGCATTTATTTGAACACTAGATAAACCATCATAATTAGAATCAGCAGTAATTGTTTGGCTTGATTCTGTAGGTGAAATATTTGTTTTTGATTGTAATCTTGGTGTTACACTAACATCTACAGAGGCATAATTAGTTACATCTATTCCTGTATCATTTGCATTTATAGATTTAGTTCCACTTACTAACTCACTTGCACTTACTGTTACTGCTGTTCCAGTTTTTGTTCCACCTGTAATATATCCTGTTGTATTTGTAACAGATGGAGTAACACTTATACTATGATTACTTACTGTTCCTTTTGCTGCTGTTGGAGTACCAGCAGTTCCACTTGCAACTGTCTTTGAAGCACTTGATTCATAATAACCAGCAGCTACAGTAATTGTTGCACCATTTACAGTCAAGTCATCCGAATCATTCCTTGATATTCCACTTCCTACATAAGTAGAAGAAATAGCACCTACTTCAACTTGATTTAATCCAGTATAACCACTGTCATAGGTAACTGTTTGTGTAGATTCAGTTGGAGTAACTGATTTATTTTGATTATTTATTGTAGAACCAGATACATCAACTAATGTTACATCATCTTCTAAATATTTTCCTGCTGTCTTTAATGTTCTTGTTTGATTATTAACAGTAGTTAATGTACTTCCTTTATATGTTACTGTTGTACTCATTTACACCACCGTTCCATCATATATTGGTAAATCTGCTAATGTTAAATATCCCGAATCATTTGTAAAACTTGAAATATTAGTTGGAATTGTTGGAATAGCTCTGTCTACATATGCTGTAGTTGCTACTTTTGTTGAGTTGTCATTAGCAGATGGTGTTGTTGAATTAAGATAAGAAGAAGCATCATATCTTGCTATCTCATATGCGGTAGGAGTTGCAGTAGCTCCCATCCAGTTTGCAGTACCACTCCCACTTGAAGCTTGTGCTTTAATAGGTACATAATATTTAGTAGAAGCCTGAATAGTTGTACTTGATAAAGTAACCCCATTCCAAGTTTTATCATCACTAACTTTATTATTCCAACTTGTTATATCTTCATTTGTTATACTAGATGCAGGAGCTGTACTAGGAATTGCACCAACCTCAGAAGCTGTATAAGTTGGTTTATTAGGCTCTTTTGCCCAAGCAGAAACATCTGTTTTTTGTAAATAATTACTTAAATCTATTTCTGTTGTTCCTAATTTTTCCCAAGCATTATTTACATATAAATATTCATCATAAATATTATTTTGTTCTCCTGAATTTGGAACAAAATAAAATACTCCATCTTCACCAGTTGCAGGTAGAGTATTTACTATTTCTATTGAAAATCCTACAATATCAGCTAATGCATCTGTAATAGCATTATTGACTTCTGTATCTGTTTGATATTTAGAATCATTAGTTAAATCAGATACTTTAGTTGGCACAGATGGAATATCATCAGTTAATGCCATTGTACCAGTTTTATTTGGGATAGTAATAATTTTATTTGAACCACTTATACTAGAAGCTCTTAATATAACTTTATAAGTACCACCTTGAAATGCAAGAGCACCACGGCGATTAATAGTTGAAGAGAAATCTCCTATGACTAAAGTATCATCCATTGAGTCTCTAGCATACATTAAACCACCACTTCTTATCTTAGTTGAAGCCTCTGTTGAAGAAGTTGTTAATATTGGATAATATAGAGTATTACTTGATATATTATTATCAACCTTTAATTTTTCATCAGTAATAGCTGTAGTATCAGGTAATGCCCCAACCTCGGCCGCGGTATAAGTTGGTTTAGTTGATTCTTTTGCCCATGATGGTACTGTAGGGTCAGTTTCTGTGGAAATATAACCTTCATCATTTGTTAATTGAGAAACTTTATTAGGAATTTCATTGTAAACAGAGTTAATTTCATCATAAATCTCATTCATAATAGAAGGTGTCATAACACCTGCTTTATTTTCACTTACAGCTGGAATATTTACCTTCTTTTGGTTGTCAATGGGTAATTCTACTCCATTGACTTTTACACCCTCTAATATATTTTCTTCACCTATATTGATTCCATTAACTGCAGCTTCCATTTCATCTATAGTTAAATTTAGTGGTTCCCCACTTTTTGCTGAAATTGCATTAGCTAAATTATCTAATTTTGTTTTTGTTATTGAAACTTTTTCAGGCATTTATATTTATCCTTTTATCATTTAATAATAGGAGTATCTTGTGGTTCTTGTGTTGATGTTGGATAATCATCTAATGAATCATATTGAAAAGTTATTAATGCATCCAAGGTAAGACTATTGTCTTTTAATATTATTGTATTTTGTCCTAAACTAATTTTCGCAAGAGTATAAAAAGAAATTACATCACTATCATTAAAACTCATCATTTAACTCCTTTAACTTTTATAAAAGTTATTGGTACACCATTTTCAACTGCTTCAATAATTTCCCTAGCTGTTTTATCCATTACATTATTAGTAATAGTAACTAATAAACCACTCGATTTAATATTAGCTATTGCATTTTCTAATTTATTTAGTTTTTCAGCTGTGATTGTATCACCTATTTTCCAATCTGTTGGTATATATGTCATGTTTCTCTATTGCTCCTCTAGTAGAGTTATCATTTGACGCCTCCTGACCCTGCCTCTGACCCTGGACCTGAAGAATCACCATTAATATTTCCTGATGGGTATTCATCCTCATAATTGCATGTAAAACTTACAGATCCTACACCAGATGGGTTTATTATAAAAGCTACAAATTGATAATCTATTGGAGACCTCAAACCTGCTGCTATTATGAGATTAAAAATATAGACTGACTCCACTTCTTCCATAGAAATTGAGGTGAAAACAAATTTATTTTCTTGTAATGCAGTGAAAATTTCACCTGCAGTCATACCTAATGTAATGATTCCTGTTTGGTTATCCATTGTGGAATTTGGGATATATAAAACCCCTCCACTTCCTCCTTGTGCTATTCCTTGTTCTATATGATTTAACTTGTTAGCGGTAACTGTGTCACCACCCTTCCAAGTATAAGGTTCATAACTCATTTATTTTATTCTCCTATTAAACTAAATCCTACTTGACCTGTTCCTACTATAGGAGAATTTTCTTCTCCTTCAGGAATAACAAAATCCAAAGCAGCTACATTTACTATAGGTTGTGTATTATCTCCATATTCTAAATCATCACCATCAGGAACTAAACTCTCTAGTAATCCTTCTACTCCTAAAATGGTGATTCCTTTTAGAATATTATTACCAATAATTTTATTTCTTTCTTCTTGACTTATACTTACTGTACCACTACCACTATGATACCCTTCTGGAATAGTATAAACTTCATCTTTTACAGTTATTTCTTTATTAACTGTTCCAACATTTAATACGGTTGTACTAGCATTTGTTTCATAATAACCAGAAGGTACATTTACAGTTGGTCCTGATATAGTTAAATCAGAAGAACTTTTTCTAGGGATATTACTTCCTACATAATTTTTTGGGATTGCTTTTATTGTAACATTCCCAGTTGTATATTTATTTTTTGAAACTGCAACTTGTGTTGTTTCTGTAGGTGTAATTTCTTGTGCTGGTTGTACATTTAATTCTAATGTATTTGTAGTAGTTCCTTGCACTACATATCCTGCTGATTGATTTGATGTTGCAGTTACAATTCCATTTGATTGATTTAAACTTAATTGAGGAGTTGCTTGTGTTGCTGTAGGCATTGAAGTTACAACAACATTTCCTGTTGTAAATTTACCTGCTTCAACTACTACTTGATTCGATAAAGTAGGTGTAACTGTTTTTGCTTTTTGAACATTTAATTGTAATGTTTCTTGTTTGGTATCTTGTTCAACATAACCAGTTAATTGTTCATGTGTTGAAGTTATTAATCCAGTTGATTGATTTAAACTTATAGTTGGTTTTATATGTGTTGCAGTATGAACTTCAGCACTTGCATTAGATTCATAATACCCATAAGGAGTTATGATTTGTTTTCCATTTACAATTAAATCACTGGAATCATTTCTAGGAATATTACTACCAACATAATTAGAATCAACAGCACCAACTTTTATATCACCTAATGTAAAAGTATTTTTTGGTGTTGTTATTTGTTCTTGTTCTGTTGGCTGTATTGTAATGCTTTCTTGTGTAGATAATTGTTTTTGTGAAGAAGTTGTTGTTCCAAAAACATATCCTGATTCTTGAGTTAAATTAGAAGTAATTAAACCAGTTGAATTATTTATTTCTATAACAGGAGTAGCTTGATTTACTACATATACTGATTTTTGACCATCTAATTCATAGTAACCTTCTGGAACATGAATAATTGGCCCATCTGCAAATAAATCATTAGAATCTCTTCTATGAATATTACTTCCTACATAGTCACTTGGGATTGCTTTTATCGTTACTTTATCTAATCCATAATATTCTTCATCAGCAATTATTTCCTGTACTTCTTCAATAGGAGTAACTTCTTTAGCTTGTAAAGGTGGTATTACTTCAACAGTAACTGGGTTAAAAGCCCCACCACCTGCTCTATATAAACCATTTTCTGTTATTGTTATTGGTTTTATAATAATTCCCTTGGTATTAAAACCAAGATTTAATTTATCACTATTTTCTTTTATTTTTAAAGGAATCTTTTCATGTTCAGATATTTTAATAGGTATTGTTCCCATTTATATTCCTTTTTATTTTTATGCTGTTCTTTCCCACATAAATACTGCTTTATATGGTGGTAAGTTGTTATGGGCGACCCCATTACCGTTTGCATTGTGAGTATGCGTTGCATCTACTGTGTAACCTATATGTCCAATCGTAGAGCCGCCACTCATTGTCATATTCTTAGCCCCTGTTGTTTTTGTAACAATTCCACTGCTTGAACCATCGCCCCAAGCATAGGCGTATAAATAACCCGAGAGCGATTTTTCTCCGTGGTTGTGGCTTGGCATTTCATTAATAGTTAATGTATGAGTTGCTTCACCACCTTCAACACCATTT